CTGACGCCGGCGATCAGCAAGTACCTGATCTACGACAACGGCGCCTCGCAGAAGGACAAGGGCGTGGCCTTCCACCGCCGGCGCTTCGAGGCTCACCTGCACCAGTATTACATGGAGCACGGATCCAACGAGGGCTACATCCTGCTGGTGGACTATTCTGGCTATTATGCCAACATCCCGCACGACAAGTGCATCGAGGTCCTCGACTACTTTCTGGAGCGCGAGGTCGAAGATCCGGAGACGCTGCTGATCTCTGAGATGCTGACGCGCCTGATCTTCAAGACCTTCGAGCAGGACGTCTCCCGCTTCTCCGACGAGGAGATCGCGGCCATGATGGCCGGCAAGGTCAACCCGATGCTCAACTGCGGCGTGGATCCGGAGCTGCTGACCGGCGAGAAGATGCTCAGGAAGGGCGTGGACATAGGCTCGCAGCCTTCCCAGAACATCGGCATCATCTACCCGTACCGGGTGGACAACTATGCCAAGATCGTCAGAGGCATCAAACACTACGCCCGCTACACCGACGACTTCTATGCGGTCTCAGACTCCAAGGAGTTCCTGGTGAGCGTGCTGGAAGGCTTCAGGAAGGAGGCGGCAGAGTATGGGCTGATCATCAACGAAAAGAAGACCCGGATCGTGAAGCTCTCCTCTCAGTTCAGACACCTGCAGGTGTGCTACTCACTGACGGAGTCCGGCCGCCTGATCCGGAAGATCCACCCGAAGAACATCACCCGGGAACGCCGGAAGCTGAAGGCGTACAAGCGCCTGCTGGACGCCGGCCGGATCGACTACCCAACCGTCGAGAACTCGTTCAAGTCCTGGCTGGGCAGTCACTACAAAATTATGTCACACGACCAAATCTACAACATGAGCAGCCTCTACTATGAGCTGTTCGGAAGGAGACCAAAATGGAAAAAAGGACATGGAAGATTACACTGGCTGATGGCACATCCCTCGACGGCCTCGACCTCAACGGGAACAACTTCATCAGCTCCACCGCTGTCACCGAGGACACCTTCGCCGGCAAACTCTCCAGCGTGACCATCGAGGGGCCCGACGGCACCGAGATCCACGAGGACATGAAGCTGGTGCAGATCACCAAGGTCAGCGCCAAGGCCTACTGGTTTATCCTGGCCGATAAGACGGCCGAGGAGAAGCAGAAGGAAGCAACCGACGCCAGGATGGCAGAAATGGAGCAGGCCATGAAGGCACTGCTCACAGGGGAGGTATAACACTATGAACATGACACAGACCGCACTCGAAATGCGTACCGCATTGCAGTATTTTGTGGCCAGCCTGGACGCTGAGACCCAGCTCGACCTGATGCTGGAGATCCCCTCCGTCTATCCCGCCTACACCGTGGGCAAGGCCTACAAGACGAAGGACGTCTTCTCCTACGGCATCAACGCCGTGGGCGATCCTCAGCTCTACCAGGTATTGCAGGATCACACCAGCGCCGCCGAGTGGACGCCTGACGCTGCTGTCAGTCTCTACAAGGCCATCGGCGTGACCGAGACCGGCTACCCGGTATGGGTACAGCCTCTGGGCGCGACTGACGCCTACAACACGGGCGACATCGTCAGCTACAACGACGCCCTCTACATTTCCACCATTGACGGCAATGTGTGGAGCCCCGAAGCATACCCGGCAGGCTGGAAGGCCTACGCCGAGTAAATAAAAACAAGGAAGGTACACAAGCATGAAAACTGGAATTTGCACAGCAGTGGGAGTCGTGGGCGGCTTCATCGCCAACCTTTTCGGAGGCTGGGACGCAGCTCTGACCACGCTCCTGATCTTCATGGGCGTGGACTACGTCACCGGCCTCGTCGTCGCCGGCGTGTTCCACAAGTCCCAGAAGTCCGCAGACGGCGCCTTGGAGAGTCGCGCCGGCTGGAAGGGCCTCTGCCGTAAAGGCACGACTCTCCTGGTGGTGCTGGTAGCCTGCCGCCTCGATCTGGTCACGGGCTCCACATTCATCAGAGACGCGACGATCATCGCCTTCATCGCCAACGAGACGCTCAGCATTATCGAGAACGCCGGCCTGATGGGCGTGCCTATCCCTGCCATCGTGGTGAAAGCCATTGACATCCTGAAACAGAAGGCAGAGGGCGACGCTAACACCAGCCCCGGCAAGGAGTAAGCCATGAAGGCGACAGGGTCCTCCACTGAGAGGACCATCTGGAACTATTTCCGCTGCAAAGGTTTCAGCCCGGCCGGTGTGGCCGGGCTGATGGGCAACCTCTACGCCGAGAGCGGGCTCAATCCGATAAACCTCCAGAACACCTACGAGAAGCGCCTGGGCCTCACGGACGCCGAGTACACGGCCGCCGTGGACTCCGGGAGCTACTCCAACTTCGTCCGCGACAGCGCCGGCTACGGCCTCGCGCAGTGGACATACTGGAGCCGCAAGGAGGCCATGCTCAACTACGCCCGGAAGACCGGCGCGTCCATCGGCGACCTGATGATGCAGCTCGACTTCATGTTCCAGGAGCTGAAGGGCTACGTGGCCGTCTTCCAGGTGCTCCGGACAGCCCGGACCGTGAAGGAGGCGTCCGACATCGTGCTGACCAAGTACGAGCGCCCGGCCGACATGAGCAACGCCGTCAAGGTAAAGCGGGCCGGCTTCGGCCAGGCATACTATGACGCCTACGCAAACACTACAGCAACCCCAGAGAAGGAGGAGATCACCATGAGCAACAGCCCTCTGGTAACGTACACCAACATCACCAAGAACAAGACCAGCCCCCGCAACCACGCCATCGACACCATCACGATCCACTGCATCGTGGGCCAGTGGACGGCGAAGCAGGGCTGCGACTACTTCGCCACTACCGACCGCGAGTGCTCCGCCAACTATGTCGTCGGCAAGGATGGCTCCATCGGTCTGTCCGTCGATGAGGCAGATCGCTCCTGGTGCACTTCCAGCCGCGAGAACGACAACCGCGCCATCACCATCGAAGTCGCCAGCGACACCGAGCACCCCTACGCCGTGACCGACGCAGCCTACGCCGCACTGATCAAGCTGGTGGCCGACATCTGCAAGCGCAACGGCATCAAGAAGCTGGTCTGGTCCACCAACAAGACCGACCGCGTCAACCACGCCAACGGCTGCAACATGACCGTGCACCGCGACTACGCCAACAAGGCCTGCCCGGGCCAGTACCTCTACGACCGCCACGGCGCCATCGCTGCGGCCGTCAATGAGATCCTGGGCTCCGGCACTACCCAGGCACCGGAAGCGGCTCCGGAGCCCGTCCAGGGCTTCCCTGCGACGCCCTTCACTGTCCGCGTCATCATTCCGGATCTGAACTACCGCAAGGGCCCCGGCATGAGCTACGCGGTCAGAGGCCAGACCGGCAAGGGCGTCTTCACCATCACCGAGGTGCAGGACGGCTGGGGCAAGCTGAAAAGCGGCGCCGGCTGGATCTACCTCGAAAATCCTGACTACTGCACCATCCAGGGCGTCGCAGCAAAGCCGGCCGAGCCGGATCCTGCCGACGTGCTGGCGCAGGAGATCGCCGGCAAGGTGAAGGGCTCCGGCCTGGATCCCGCTGACGTTCTGAACAGGACCAAGAAGATCCTGGGCGTGGCATGATCGCCCTGATCAGCGTGGCGGCTCTCATATTCCTGGGAGCCTGCTGCGCTGTCACAACAGCCAGCAAATACATGATAGACTAAGAGAGCCCCGGCACCCGCCGGGGCTCTTTTGCTTTATACGGCAATTCTGAGGACGACATAGTCCCGCAGCACGATGATCTTCGGGGTTCGAGTACCGTCGCGCGGGCTCCACCATTCGGGCCGTACTCGAACACGTGAGTGCGGGCCCTTTTCTCGGATATTGTAAAATATCAGCGCCTCATCGTTGCGGAGCTCGACTCGGGCGATGAACGTGTCAACCAACCGAGCGCGGAAGTCGTCATCCGTGACGTCTCCGACGCGGAAGGAGCGCAGCCAGGCCTCGACCACCTCATGGGTGAGTCGGGGCCTTTTTATTTCTGCCCGCTGGATCTCCAGCACCAGCTGCTCCTCCTCTTCCTCCAGGGCAGCCAAACGAGAGACCAGGCCACGGGCCCCGCCTTCTTCTATCGCGTCCAGCAAGTTCCGCTGGCGCTTTTTATTTGAGTCAAGACGCCGACGCAATCCCACCACGGGATCGTCGGCGTTTTCCTGTTCCTGGACTTCCAGGATCCGGACGGTCAGCTTCTCGATCATGTCATCGGTCAGCATATCGTTCACCGTGGCCAGGATGATCGCGTCCTCCAAGTGGTCCTTCGGGAACGGCTTCAGCTCGCAGGCCTTCCCGCGCTTTTTGTCTCCGCACTTGTAATACCGGTACACCTTCCCCAGCTTCCCGGTGCCGGTCTCTGCATTGATCATCGAGCCGCAGTACCCGCAGAACATTTTACAGCTCAGCAAATAGTTCACCTTCGCCCTCCCCGCCGCATTGTTACGGCTCGTTTTGAAATGCTGGGCCGCCTCCAAGAAGGTCGCCTGGTCAATGATCGGCTCCACATTCAGCTTCACGTCCTGGATGTAAAACTCGCCCAGGTATTTGTTATTCCGCAGCATACGATAGACGACCGCATTGGAGACCGGCTTCCCGCGTCTGCCCATGATCCCACGGTCGGCAAACATCTGGACGATGTCCCGGAGCTGGCCGCCGGCGATGTGCATCCGGAAGGCCTCCCGGACAGCGGCAGCCTCTCGCTCGTCGACGATGATGTGACGCTCGGCGTCCACCTTGTAACCGATGGGCAGAGACTGGCCGCAATACTGGCCCTTCTTCGCGGTCTCCTTCATGCCTCGGATGACCTTCTGCCGGAGGTCGGCGGAGTAATACTCGGCCAGACCTTCCAGAACGCTCTCCAGGATGATCCCCTCCGGGCCCTCCGGGACGCTTTCCTTCGCATACAGCAGTTTGACGCCGGAGCGCTTCAGAGTCAGCTTGCCGAGGGCGATGTCCTGGCGATCACGGCCGAAGCGGTCGATCTTCCAGACGATGACGCAGTCAAAGCGGCCCTTCTCAGCGTCCCGCAGCATCCGCTGGAACTCGTCACGGCCGACGACACTCTTGCCGGAGACTTTCCGGTCGGCATACACTTCGATGATGTCGATCCCGTTCTCCTCTGCATAATATTTACAATCTGCCACCTGGCCCTCGATGGACTGCTCAGTCTGCCGGGGGCCTGGTGAGTATCTGGCATAAATAACGCCACGCATGGCCTCACGCTCCTCTCTGGGGATCTGTTAGATGTGCAGGATCGCTCTGATCGCTGCCTGAGTCTCAGCGCCGGCGTGCCGGTATGCTTCGATCAGGTCGATCTCGGCCAGCGTGACGGCCAGGAACTTATTGGCAGCGGGATCTGTCTCGTCGCCGGCCGGCTTCTCGATCTTATCGGTGAAGCCCAGCAAGTAGTTCATGTCGACGTGGAAGATCTCAGCCAGGGCCTCGATCATCTCGAAGCTCGGCTTCCGCTTTCCGTTCTCATACTGGGAAATGGTCATTTTATTCAATCCAACGCGGTCGGCCACGTCCTGCTGGGACCAGCCCCGCTCTAATCTTAATGATTTAACAATCTGAGAAAACTCCATAAATCTGTCCCCCTGAAAAAAATGTTTATTTTCCTCTTGACAATTATAAACTAAGAGTTTATTATAGTCAATGTAAACTATGAGTTTACGCAAGAGAAAAGCAAAGTAAACACCACCGAACAGGAGGACACACAATGAATATTTACAAGATCACCTTCACCCGCGAGAACGGCACCCAGGGCGCTGACCACTTCACCGCTGCCACCGAGAAGCAGGCCCGCAAGGACTTCAACGAGTGCTACCGTCACGGCACCGGCGTCATCGTCAGCGTCGAGCTCGTCCGTACCGACGCCCAGGCCACCAAGCAGCAGGAGCGCGATGCTCTGGCCAAGATCCGCCAGATCGTCGACACCCTCGGCCCTGAGTCCTACCTGGCCACCGCCTTCGAGGGCTGCTTCGACCTCGCTGCTGAGAACATCGAGAACGACTGGGGCTGCTCCATGGCCGACCGCGTCCGCCGCGCTGAGAAGCGCGCCGCAGAGCTGGAGGACAAGCTGGCCGAGTCCGTGAAGGACTACGAGGCCGCTCATGCTGCCGCTCATGCGGTCGCTGAGGAGAAGGACGCCGAGATCGCCAAGCTGAAGGCCCGCATCCAGGAGCTGCTGGAAGACAGCAAGCGCGGCTGCGAGTCCATCGGCGACCTGGCCAACCGTGCCGGAGAGGCCCAGCGCCGAGCTGAGGCAGCCGAGGCCGAGGTCATCCGCCTGAAGGCCAAGCTCTACGACTACATGACAAGGGAGGGCTGATCATGAGCAAGATCTCCACCATCACCAGGATCACCAGCACCGTGCTGGACAAGTACCGCAATTCGATCCCGCGCAAGGCGTTCATCGACGCCATGGAGCGAGTGGCCGCCGAGGCCATCACCTCCGGAGAGACACAGCTGGGGGCTCCGGTCCCCGGCATCGAGCTCCTGAAGCGCTCCGACGCCACAGCTGGCGAGCTGGCCGATCTGATCTCCGGCGCCTGCCCGCCCTTCCCCCAGGGCTTCAGCGAGGTGCGCTGCGACGAGCAGAGCTGCCGCGCCTGCTGGCTTGCATGGCTGACCACGGGAAAGTCACCCAGCTGCAAGGAGGTGGCGGACTGATGGGCGCATATATGAGAAAGACGGGGATCCTCCCCGTCTGCACCAATAACGAGGCCCGGGACTACTTCGCCGGCAAGGGCCTCACCTATGACAACGTGACCGAGGGCGACATCCTCACCCTGGTCATGCTGCTG